TTGAAAGTGGTGAAGCTGCTAGTATAGAAAGTTTTTTTGAACTATACGAAAGATATAAACAACAAGACATCAGCACAATAGAAATTAAAAGACCGGAGACACCATACTCTGATGGACCACCTTGTATAGAATTGATGGTGCAAAATAAAATAGGTGAAGGTGGTAGAAACAATGCGTTGTTTCATTATGGTGTGTATGCAAAACAAAAATGGCCAGAAAATTGGAAATCTAAATTAGTGGTATTTAATGAAACTGCAATGGAGTCACCTTTATCTGACACAGAAGTAAATATAATTACAAAACAACACGATAAAAAAGAATGGGGATATAAATGTAATGATCAACCAATGTGTAGTTTATGTGATAAAAAATTATGTAAGTCTAGAAAGTTTGGTATAGGACAAGAAGTAATATTTCCTAATCTTACAGACCTGCAAGTTGTTAACCTGGAGGAGCCATACTATTACATGAATGTAGATGGAGATAGACTATATTTAGATTCAGCAAAACATTTAACTAATCAAAGTTTATTTCAAGAGGAATGTGTAAAACAATTAAGAAATAATCCACCTACGTTAAAAACAAATGATTGGAAAAAGCTTACAAATAATTTGTTAAAAAATGCAGAGATTACAGAACCTGCAGAGGGAACAAGCACAAAAGATTTATTAAGAAATTATTTGGAAGATTATTGTTTAAATAGAATACAAAAAGATAAGATTGATGAAATAAAAACAGGTGGTACTTTTACAGATGAGGGTTTTCATTATTTTGTATTTGATAATTTTTATAATAAATTTTTACTTAGAAATCATTGGAAGATACCTTATCAAAGAACATCACAAATGTTACGTGATAATTTAAAATGTTTTACCAAACGTGTAACAAAAGCAAAGATATCAGTTTTTGTGGTACCACAATTTGACAAGAAAGAAGATAACTACAAAGATAAAAGTTTTAAAAAGGAATACAATTATTAATGATACATGTAATTTTTGGACCACCTGGAACAGGTAAAACCTGGACACTGTTAGATGAAATGGAAAAATATTTACAACAAGGTATATCACCAGAAAAAATAGGTTTCTTTACGTTTTCAAAAAATGCAGCAAAAGAAGCATTGGACAGAGCATATAAAAGGTTCAGAATACCAGCAAAAGAATTAAAATATTTTAGAACATTACATTCGTTAGGATTTACTCAACTTGAATATGATCCAAATAAAGTTTTAAAAACAAAACAATATAATGAAATAGGATCTAAGTTAGGTATTGAAATAAGATATGCAACTTGGGATGATGATAATGGTGGAATACTAAATTCTGATTCAGAATATTTACATGTTATAGAATTAGCTAGATCAAAAGGTATAACTCCAGAACAACAATACAATAAGGGAGAACACAGAGATCCTCACATGGATTTAGAAACTTTACAAAGATTTCACAGGGGTATTGAGGGATATAAAAAAGATAGACCTGGATGGAAAGATTTTACTGACATGATAAATGAATTTGTAAAATCAGATCGTTGTCCAAAATTAAAAGTTGCATTCATAGACGAAGCTCAAGATCTATCTAAAAAACAATGGGAAGTTGTTGCAAAGATAAAAAATAATTGTGAAACTTTATATGTAGCCGGTGATGATGATCAATGTATTTACAGATGGAGAGGAGCAGATGTACATTCATTTTTAAATTTTAAAGGAACAAGAAGAATATTAGATGAATCTCACAGAGTTCCTAAAAGGGTTTTTGATATAGCAAACAAAATAATAAATAAAATACCTATTACAAATAGAGTTAAAAAAAATTGGATACCAAAAAAGGAAGAAGGTTTTGTTGATTGGCATTACGATTTAAGTGAAATAGATTTCTCAACAGGTAATTGGCTAGTATTAGGAAAAGATAAATGGAAGTTAGATGAACATGAATCTTTTTTTAAAGAGAACAATATTTATTATGACAGAGCTAAACAAAAAAATAATTTAGCGGATAAGTTTGAAGCAATTAATTTATATGAAAACAAATTAAAAAAAGGTGTGCCATTAACTTTTGATGAATGTGAAATTATAAAAAAGAAGATGAAAACAAAACAATGGACAAACAAGATGTTTAAAGCAATGGTCCCTAATAGTTTTTATGATATTAGCACACTGAAAGAAAAATATGGTTTAAACACAGAAGCACCTTGGCAAGAAGCTTTTACTAAAATGGGTAAAACAGATACAGATAAAATAACAGAGTTAATGAAAAAAGGTGAAGATTTAACAAATGGTGCAAGAATAAAACTTGCTACGATACATGGAGTTAAGGGTAATGAAAAAGATAACGTGGTGTTACCTTTAGATTTAACAGGAGCTGCTTTAGAATCTTATGAAAAAAATCCAGATGATGAGCATCGTTTAATGTACGTCGGTGCCACAAGAAGCAAAAAAACATTACATTTAATATATCCAAAAAGCAAAGTAGGAGGTTATGACATATGACAAACAAAGATATATTCAAAGGCACAACATACAACTCATTAGAAGAGCAGGTAGGCGGGAAGCACTATCGCTCAATGAAGATTCAACCTGCAGAGTTTATAAATGAAAACAAATTGCTTTTTGCAGAAGGTAATGCTATAAAATATATCTGTCGACATCAGTCGAAAGGAAAAGAGCAAGACATAAAGAAGGCAATACATTATTTAGAAATGATATTAGAGAGGGATTATTCATGACGCCAATATTCAAACCACAAACAGAATGGTTACCACCAGAGTCTTTTCCTGATCTATCAAAGTATGATGAGATTGCAATTGACCTGGAAACAAAAGACCCGGAACTTAAAACTATGGGCTCTGGATCTGTAACCGGTAGAGGAAACATTGTAGGCATAGCTGTAGCTGTGCATGATTGGTCAGGATATTATCCTATACGTCACGAAGGTGGTGGTAACATGGACCATGGAATGGTCACAAGATGGTTCTCAGATGTACTAAAAACACCTGCAACCAAGATATTTCACAATGCTATGTATGATGTATGTTTTTTGAGGGCTGAAAGGTATGAAATACATGGTACCATCGTAGATACCATGATTGCTGGCTCTCTCGTGGACGAGAATCGCTTTCGATACGATTTAGGTAGTTTGGGTCGGGATTACGTCGGAATCGGCAAAAATGAGGCTGTATTGAAGGAAACTGCGGACCATTGGGGCATCGATCACAAGGCAGAGATGTATAAACTGCCTGCAATGTATGTTGGAGAGTATGCAGAGCAAGATGCTGTGTTAACACTGAAACTATGGCAAGAAATGAAAAAACAAATGTATCAAGAAGATGTTGAAGATGTATTTAATCTTGAAACAGAACTGTTTCCATGTCTTGTTGATATGAGATTTTTGGGTGTACGTGTAGACACAGAGGAAGCACACAAATTAAAACAAGAATTAGTTGCTGAAGAAAAAAGATGTTTAGAAAAAGTATGGAAGGAAACTGGTATTGACGTACAAATATGGGCTGCAAGATCTATTGAAAAAGTTTTTTTACATCAAAAAATTCCTTACGATAAAACTGTAAAAACAGGTGCACCAAGTTTTACTAAAAATTTTTTACAAAACCATCCAAATGAATTAGTTCAATTGATTGCTCGTGCAAGAGAAATAAATAAATCACACACAACATTTATAGATACAATCTTAAAACATGAACACAATGGTAGAATACATGCTGAGATTAATCAGATAAGATCAGATCAAGGTGGGACTGTAACAGGAAGATTTAGTTACAACAATCCAAACTTACAGCAGATACCAGCACGGAACAAGGAACTCGGACCAAAGATTAGAAGTTTGTTTATACCTGAAGAAGGAATGACATGGGGTTGCTTTGACTACTCACAACAAGAACCACGTCTTGTAGTGCATTATGCATCTCTTGATAAAAATAAATTTAACATTACAGGTGAAGGTTTAGAGGATGTTTTAGAAGCTTATCTAAATTTAGATGCTGACTTTCATAAAATTGTTGCTGACATGGCAGAGATACCTAGATCTCAAGCTAAAACAATTAATCTTGGTTTGTTTTATGGTATGGGTAAAAATAAATTACAAGCTGAACTTGGTTTAGATAAGAATGATGCTGAAGAATTATTTAAACAATACCATGGTAGAGTACCATTTGTAAAACAACTTATGTATAGTGTCATGGAGAGAGCACAGAACGCTGGTAAGATAAGAACTTTATTAGGTCGAAGATGTAGATTTAATTTATGGGAGCCTAATCAGTTCGGGATTCATAAAGCATTGCCACACGAAGAAGCGCTCTTGGAACACGGACCAGGGATCAAACGAGCATATACATACAAAGCTTTGAATAGATTGATACAAGGATCAGCTGCTGACATGACAAAGAAAGCAATGGTAGAATTACACAAGGAAGGCATCACACCACATATACAGGTGCACGATGAACTTGATATATCTGTTACAAACGATTTAGAAGCAGCGAAGATAAAAGATATAATGGAGTCTGCTGTTGAATTAGAAGTACCCAACAAAGTAGACTATGAATCTGGACCAAATTGGGGTACAATAAAATGAGGATAAACTATGGCTTACTTGAATGCAAACATACCACCGACTTATGCACAAATAAGAAAGGAGTATCTTTATGATCTTAAAAAACATAAAGGAGAAGTTGCTGACTGTATTATCTTTGGTCTTAGCTCTATTACAGGTCGCGCTATATTATTTCACGCTATTATGGAAAACGGTGCAATATTTTATCGCCTACCAATTAGCGCGTTTATTCAAACGGGATTTGAACCATCCAGAGTGCCCACAAGAAGACTTGATGAACTACAGCTTTGGAATTGTTTTTCTTATTATCCTTCTGTTCATCGTTGGGACATACTAGACGGACAAGCCGGTAAGTATATCAGAAAAGACAAAAAATGGCACGCAGGAAAATATTTATTTACTGTTGACTTTGCACATCCT